GATTGACTCTAAACCACCATTCCAATGAAGGTAAATACCGACCTGTGATGTATCCAAAGTGTTCTCAGATGAGTCTTGGAAACTTATTACTGCTCTGTTACCCATTTCAGTTCACCACCTTTACTGCAACTATTATGTCGGCACTTATGACAACGATTTTGTCGGAGACTCCAGTACCAACGATTTTTTCATCGCTGTAATTTCCAAACGTTTCTCTCCATGCGTTTGTGTCTACTAACTTTATAGACATTGCGTCTGACATATAAGCCCATTGAGTAGGTAAGCCGTCAGGTCTTGTCTTTGGCAGAGGCTCAATCCCTGTAACAGTTAAACCATTCAATTCGGTGTTATCCAGATCCTCTAACCAGTAACTAATCTCGTCACCTACCTTCAGGCAAGAAACCTCTGTCATTCGATAAAGCGCATCGCCGTCTTTAGAAACTTCTTCTAAGTTCATTAGAAGCTCCTGTGTTTTTGTTGTCAGTTTCATTATCACACCAACACCTTGAAGGTAGTGTCGTTACTGAATGTCGTATAGGCAAATCCATTTTCCACAAAGTGAGCTACTGATTTTTTAATTTCTGGCAACTCGGACAAATTGGCTCTTACGTTCCACCTAAAATTAAGGCTTGTGGTCTGAGCGCCTCGTCTTGCAAACTGCACTTGGAGAGGTTCCGTCTTTTCACCAAGAACAACCCAATCTCCAACACCAATCGCTGTTACTTGTGTTTCTTTTGTTATGTTTCCTTTTATTTTCATTTGATGGTCTCCTTTCGTTTTGTTTTGTATCCCATCGTCCCTGCTAGAGAATTGAACTCTAGTTAAACCATTCAGGGGAACTTGCATTAAGCCCATATAGCGTCATTTATGCGCTTCTCGGCTATTTCTTTTTGAGCAACCAACTCTGCTTTCAATCTTTCAATTTCTTCATGTTGCCTTATAAATGACTTCTCGGCTACATCAACAGCTATTTGTAATCTTCTATTTGCCTCTTGGTGAGCATCTAGCGAGTATCTAACTTCTCGCTCTGTCATAGTGTGGAAGATTTCTTCGTGTGTCATTTTCATTGTTGGGTTCTCCTTTGTGTTTACTTTGTTTCCCATATATGTATTTTATACCTAGATAGGGCTATGTCGCAAGTTTTATTCGGTGTATCACCAAAATTTCTTGCTTTAAAAACCGCTTAAAATCAACAGTTTTAGTATCCAACGCAAAAATAATTTCAGCAACTAGAGTAAAACAGCATGAATTGGAAAAAAGCCGCCTGTTTAGGCTTCCCAACAGCATGGTGGTTTCCTGAACAAGGAGGCAGGTTTGATATTCCAGTATGGATATGCAACCAATGCCCAGTTAAACAAGAGTGTTTAGATTACGCCTTAAATTTTCCTCAACCAGTTCATGGAATATGGGGCGGCAAGACAGAACGCCAGCGTGTCTTAA